CAGCAGCGCCGCCACTATGCCCAACGCCAGCGCGCCGGTCCCGGCCACGCTCAGCCCGCCTATGTATGCTATTATTGCTTCCATTGCTTACTCCCTTCCAGCAGCACCTCGGGGTGCCGCTGCACATATGCCCTCAGCAGAATCCCCCACAGCTCTTCCTTGGCCTCCCGGCTCATTCCGCCGTCGTCCAGTATCTCTGCCGGCCCCGTCCTAGCTATGGTTATCGGCATTGCTCTCCGCCTCCCGCTCCTTCACCATGCGCAGCATCCCGTCTGCCACGCCCACGAGGTACGCCGTGCTCTCCGCCGGTATCCTCTTCACTGCCTCCGCCAGCTTCTCGGCTGCGTTCTTTTCTTCTGTGCTCATTTGCTTTCCCTCCTGTAGTCGTCGATCGTTTTCGGGTTCTCCTCGCCATAGAGGTCAAAGAGAATGTCGTCTGCCGCCTTGCGCACTGCCGGGTCATCCGTCAGCACCTCGGCCTTGAAGCCCGTTGTGCTGCTGTACGGCAGCTCTTCCCGCAGGCACCGCAGGAATTCTTCTGCGTCCGTGAATTCCTGCACGTCCCCGTTAATGTATCTTGCCCGCCCTACCAGCTGGACCTCTGTGCTTTTTTCCATTTTTCTTTCCTCCTTGTTTATTGGTAAATGCTGTGGTATGATGTTGTTGATCGGCGCTTGACGAAAGGCGGCGGCCTGTGGTATTTTTTTCTTGTCCGGACGGAAAGGGGTGTTGCCTTATGGGGGAATTCCTCTTCGGCAAAATGATTCCTTTCATGTGTTCCCCTGTCTGATCTGACAGCCGCCTACATACTGGCCAAGGTTACGGACGCCAGCGTGTCGCTTACGAAAGTCGGCGGTGCCGCTGTTAAGCAATCGTCTGTTCCGATTGACACCGTGGGGGCCGCCCCCTGTCTGCCGCACATTGCGGAATAGCTGAACCGGTGTCTGCACAGCGGCGGGAACATAAAGCAGAGGGAGCGCACCGGGAGAGCAGCCCGGCGTGCTCTTTCTCCGCCCGCGGCCTCCGCCCTTCGTCAAGCGCTGATCAACAAAATATAGAAAGGATACTTGCTCTATGACTACTCTTGCTGTCTTCCTCTCGCTCATCCTCGGTCTGCTTCTTTGGTCCGTGCTCGCATTGCTTGGTCTGCCGTATCTGTTGATTGCCTGTGCTGACCTTGCGCTTCTGTACTGGCTTCCGCGTCTCGTATGCTGCCGGCGCGGCAATCCCGCTCTCGCTCAGCAAACAGTCGGTGTCCTCATTATCGTCTGCTGCGGTATCGTTATGTTTGCCGACCGCGCAGCATTCCCTAACTTGTGGTATGTTCTGTCCGGTATCGCGCTCGTCGTTCTCTCGTTTATAAAAGTTAAGAAAGGATAATCAGCTATGAAAGAAAAACTCTCATCTGTCCTTGGATGGTTCGGCTATGTTCTCTACATAGCTATCCTCGCTGTATTTGTTGTCGTCCCAGTCTCAACTATTGGGCTGCCACGATGGGTGAGCACAGTGCTCATCTTCCTCTGTTTCTTCTGGCCGTCGCTTGGCTCTGTTCTTGTTTTCGCTGCATACATATGGGGTCTCGTCGTCACTCTTGGACAGCCGATTGATAAGTGGTCTATTGTTTTCTTTGTTGTATTTGCTGTGTGGGTTCTGATTCGCGTAGCCCCCATCGTCATTGCCTCTATCGCCTCACGGCGCGAAAACGGCGATTGAGTGAATCTGCTTTTTATTTAAGTCACTTAGAGTATAATTTGAATTAGTTAATTTGTCAAGCATTATTTTTTAAGTGGCTCAATTTTTTCTTGACTTTCTTTTCTCTCACTGTTATATTGATTCTCGAAGGAGGTGATAAGTATGGATACTTTAGGCACCCGCATCGAGCAAGTATTCAAGGCTGTGGGAATAAAAAAGATAGATGCCGCGCGGAGATTGAATGTCTCTTCTGCATTCATTACTAAACTTTGCAAGGGCGAGACCGGAGCCAGCGACCGCACGATCTCGGACATCTGCCGTGAGTTCGGCGTCAATGAGCTGTGGCTGCGGCATGGCGACGAGGGCGGGCCGATGTTCAAGGAGCTCTCCCGCAAGGACGCTATCGCCGCCTATATGGGGCAGCTCCTCGGCGGCCAGCGCACGGAGCTGGAGGAGAAGATCATCGAGTTCATGGGCCGCACCACCGTCAAGGAATGGAACATGCTCCTTGACATCATGCGTCCCCTCGCCGAAGAGATAGCCGAAATAGAAAAACCGCCCGACGCTTAATGCGCCGGGCGGTTTTTCTTTCTCACTCCATCATGTTGTCAAGCATCAGCAGTATGTACCTCAGCTGTTCCTCCGTTGCCCTGTTGAGCCTTTCCTCTATCAGTCCTCTCATTGCGTCCATGTCCTCCGGCCTCTCCTGTATGCCGGGCAGCACCGTCTCCGGCAGCACCCGCAGCATCCATACATTCCGATACATGTAAGTCTGTACATCGCGCTACACATCCCTTTCCTTGACATTTTTTTCTTAACGGCGTATATTGTTAATGAACTGTTAACGGCAGCTTTCTTTTCCTGTCCCCATACTATTCCGGCTTTCGCCCGCCGTCAACGCCCACTGTTGTCTTTTCCCTGTCCAAGTTTGCCGACAGGTTTGTCATATAATTTTTTTGAAGGAGGATGTGCTTTTGTTTGTTAACCGAGAAGACGTGATCGACCGAATATGCGCGCTGGTCGAGGCCAGCGGACATACATATACGGAGATCGCCGCTCATTGCGGCGTGGATGCGAGGACCATCCAGCGCAATCTTAATCCCAATGCCAAGAGCCCGTCGTTCGAGCTGCTCTGTGACATCATCGTCTTCTGCGGCGGCAGTGTCGATGCCGTCATCGGCCTTGAGCATCAGGGCGACAGGATCATCACCGTGGCTAATGAGCCGCTGGAGGCGCAGCTGCGCGCCGAGGCTTGCCGTGAGCGCCGCCGTGCTGAGCGTGCCGAGCGCACGAAGAGCCTGCTCATTGCTTTCTTCATCGTTGTTTTAATCGTTGTCATTGTCGACCTGCTCAATCCCAACGTCGGCTGGATCAGGTACATTCTCACCCCGCAGGCTGCCGCCTTTTCCGAGAATACCGCCGCCGTCATTCTCAGCGTCCCTTGGAGGCTGCCATGAAAAAGAATGTTCACGGTGCCTACATCCTTGCCCGCTACAGCACCGACCGGCAGGATGAGGACAGCATTGATGTTCAGGTGCGCAAGTGCTCCCTCTGGTGTGACGAGCACGGCCTCCCGGTCCTTGACGTTTTCGCCGACCTTGCCGTCTCCGGCATGAAGGATTCCCGCCCCGAGTATGACCGCATGATGGCGCAGCTCTCCCGCGGCGGGGCCGACACTGTTGTTATCTATGACCAGTCCCGCATGTTCCGCAAGCTGACCGCGTGGTTCGACTTCCGCGAAACGGTTGAGCGCTTCGGCGTCCGTGTCGTCTCCGTCACTCAGCCGATGGTTGGCGGCGACCTGCGCGACCCCACCAACTTTCTGACCGAGGGCAGCATGGCTCTCTTCAACCAGATCTGGGTCTTGCAGACGCGGCAGAAGGTCACGGAGAAAATGCGCTACATGGCGCAGCAGGGGAAGCATACCGGCGGCAATCCGCCTCTGGGCTACACTGTCGTTGACGGGCGGTATGCCGTCTGCGAACCGGAGGCTGAGATAGTCCGCTCCATTTTCCGCTGGTACGCTTCCGGCAGAACATACCGTGAGATCATCCGTGCCCTTAACGACGCCGGGCATACCACAAGGGCCGGCAACTCTTTCGGCGCAAACTCTCTGCATGACCTGCTCAAAAATGAAAAGTATATCGGCGTCCTCACCTACGGCAAAGTCGAGAAGCGCCCGGACGGCAGCCGCAATTCTCACTCCACCGCAGCTTCCGTTATCCGTGTCGAGGATGCCATTCCCGCCATCATTGATAAAAGCACATGGGAGACCGTGCAGCGCAAGATGCAGGCGAACAAGCGCAGTCAGGCCGGGCGTGCGCCCACCGTGCGGGAGTACCCGCTCAAAGGCAAAGTGTTCTGCGGCGAGTGTAAAAGCGCCATGGTCGTTACCAAGTCAAAGGGTAAGTATTATTACTATGCCTGCTCTGCCAAGCGGCGCACGGGCGAGTGCGGCTGCATGCCTATCCGCGTTGACGATCTTGAGGCGCGCGTGGCGGACGCCATGCGTAAGCTTCTGAGTAACTCCGCCAATGTCGAGCGCCTTGTCTCCATCCTGCGCGTGGAGCGTGAGAAGCTTCAGGGCAGCGCAGGTGAAAAGCTTCAGCAGCTTGTCGCACGCCGCAGCGCTGTCGAGAAACGTATTGACGCCGCTGTCAATGCCGTGCTGTCCGGCCTGAACAGTCCCGCTCTTTCCGCCAAGCTCACCGAGCTTGAGGCGGAAAAAGCAAAGCTGGAGCATGATATGCTCCAGCTCAAAGCCCAGGTCTCCGGCTCGTCGGTTTCCGAAGACCGGCTGCGTGAGATACTAGGCGTTCTCACTCAATCCCCAGAAGCCGACGATCTGCTTCTGAGCATGTTAGTCCGCGTGGAGGTTTACGCCGATCACTTGAAATTCTGGACGCTGCTTGACCCTACGCCCGGCGGCGACTTCGATTTCACAAGTAACACCGGCGACGTTATAACAATTTCGGGTGTTCCTCCACCGGCACCATCAATTCTTATAACACAAAACATGCTTTGTTTTTGTGTGCCAAGAAAATAAAACGGTCAAAGAGCCGGGGCCTTGTGGCTCCGGCTCTCCGTTTCAATGCTCTACTATGCAGTCATAGTAGACTGCCAGCTTGTCCTCGACCGCATCATCGTCGTCGAGAAAAGCCTCCGCCATGCAGGCGAAGAAGTCTGCGTTGTCCACGCCGAACTTCTTTGCTGCGTCGCCGTAGTCTGAGTACAGCATGTTCATTGCCGCCCAGAACTCGTGCGCCTCGCAGTCAAGCTGCTTCTTCTCCAGCAGCTTGTTTGTCTGGTCAATGCTCCAGTGCGGGCCGGTCCTGCCGTCTCCGTTGCGGATGTGCATCATCCAGTCCTTCGCGTCTTCCCAGCTCAGGCCGCCATTGCCGTAGCCGCCGTACCCGCGGTCGTAGTCGGCGCGGCTCCTGCCGCCGGTCATGCGCATTCCGCCGCGGCGCGCATACGGGTCTCTGTCAAAGCCTATGCGGTTAGGCTCGCGGTATCTCCGCTCCCGCTCATAGCGCGGCGTATAGTCTTCGTCATAGCGCGGCTGCCTCATGTCGTCGTAGCGTCCGTCGCGTCCGGGCTCCACGCCGCTGTCCGGCAGATATATCATGCGTGATCTCCTCATGCTCCTGCACCTCCTGTCGCAGCGCTGACAGCCGCCAGCGAGTAGTCAGGGGAGCAGCACGGAGATCCGAGCATCCGGAAGTTTGCTCCCGTCGCGCTCGTGTTCACCACCACGCTGTACTTTGTCCGTGTCCTTATCCCGCAGGCCGTCACCTGTGCGCAGCAGCGGTTCACCAGCGGGAACGTCGTCGTGCCCGTGCCTATCGTGAACACCACCGGCGCACCGATGATTGCGGTTGAGGGGATTGTCTGCGCTATCACAACGCAGTACTTCTCCCCGTCGGCGTAGCTGCCGTCCGGCAGGTTGACAGTGAGCACCCCGTCTGCGTAGGTCACGGCCTGACTGAGGACAAGCCTCTTGCAGAGGCGGCATACATTCTTACAAGCCATCGTTCATTCTCC